GGTATCTGTCGCTGCCTTGAGTTAATCATCTACCAGGAGGAGCGCCTGTTTCGTGAGACACTAGCTGCCGCAGCAGGACTAGAGAAACCCGTGGAGCCAAAAGAAGATGCACCACAAGAACAATTGGATATGTACGCCGATGCTTTAGTTGGTTTTGACGAGCGTGTCAAGCAACTAATGATGGCTTGTGTTAAGACACAACAGGTACCGCCCGGAGTATTGGGTCTCATTCCTGACGGGGATCTAACCGTGCAATGGCGCTGGTTGGGACCTGTTTACGAAGAAACTACGCAAGATATACTTAATAATTCCATCGTGGTACGCAACCTACAAGAATTAGGTGTTGATAGCATTGAAGCACTGAAGTACCTCTTCCCATCAAAAACGGAAGAGGAACGAGCCGAGATGTTATCTGGGTTCCCGTTCAGGATGGTTGGAGAATTACAGAATGCATATTCTTCTTTCTCTCGCTTAGTGGGTGGCATGATGCAGACCCCCCACCCGCAATCGCCGGACTTACCGATGGCTGCGGATCCCAGATTGGATCTTACTCCGTATCTGTATCGAACTCTTGAAGCATTACAAAAGGAGATGAGTTATGCAGGACGCTACCGTCCAATCGATCCCACAGATGAGCCAAGCACCAGCAGTAGCTCCAAGCAGCTACGTGGTACCGGCTCAGTCGGCTCCGGCGCCCAGCTACCAAGCAGCACCGGTACCGTATCAGGTGGGTATGAGCTACCCCCAAGCGGTACCTCAGGCAGCCCCCAGTTACCAATCAGCCCCTACTCCGTACGCCCCCCAATACCAACCAGCGGACCAATCGCAGAGCTCCTCGGCGGGCAATCCCTGGGAGTCGGCGTTCAACAAGGTAGTGAACCTGCTGAGCGCACCAGTCCAATCCCCGTTCCAGGGACAACCCTCAGCACCGACTCCTCAGTACGCCCCGGCGAACTACGGACAAGTCAGCAGCCCAGCTACGCAACAATCGGCTCCGCAGACCTGGTCAGCCAGCCCGGAATCCTCGCCCAACTATTCCCAAACCTCCTCGACTCCCTCCTTGGAGCAAATCGCGGACTTCGTGGGAATGAGCCAGGAAAGCCGCCAAGTGATGGACGCGTTCGGAATCGAAGCTCCCGCCGTCCTAAATAACTACGCCCTCAACTTGGAAGGGATGCTGGATAGTGCAGTGGCCTGGGGCAACCAAGCCGCTAATACCATCCAGGGTTATGCGCAATTCTCGGTCAATGAGCACCAGGAGAATCTTGCCTATAACGAAATCCTTACCAACCCCGACGTGCTTAGCGATTACACGCTGAAGTTCTTTGGTCCTGAAGGTCCGTACCCTGTGTACGAGAATGAGCAGCAACTGGAAACTCCCGGTTACCGCACTCAACCAGTCGCTTACGAACAGGGTCAATTCCCTGCTCCTCCTTCTGCTGCCGCTGCGCAACAGCCTGAGAACTTCTGGGGTAGCTTCAAGGACATGATGGATCGTGATCCCCAGAATGCCTGGCGCGTCATCAACCAAGCTCAGCCTCAAGTCCTCGCAAACAAACTGTTTGTGATGGAGTGACGTAATGGGCCTTCTCGCTGGTAAGTATGCTCCCTTCTTGGGAGCAGGTGCAGCAAGCTTGTTGGGCGCTGGGGGTTCTATCCTTGGTAACTTACAAGACACAGAGCAAGGTGAAGGCCCTGCACGTATTGCAACCGAAGCTGTAATGGCAGGCATTAACGCAGTACCTGCCGGTGTCATGCTAGGTTCTTTGCCACAAGGAATTCGTTATGCCCAAAAGAATGCCGTTAGGACTATTCCCAGGGCATCAAAAGACCTTAGGCAACAAGCAAGACAACAGATAAACCAACAGGCTGGTGTACTTGCTGGATCACAAATTGCCGGTGTTCCTATTGCGGCAGGAATTGGCGGCCTCATTGGAGGTGGTCTTTCCAACATTGCCAGTGCAATTGGCGTCCCTGGTTTCCAACAAGGCTCTCAACCTGGTATGGTAATCAATCCCGAATCGTACGGTTCGAGCAACATTAATTACACTGTTTAAGTGTAATATTCGGTTGATAAATTATCAACTGCTAAAATTCATTTAGATAAGACAATCTTGTCTAAATCTTTCACCTGACATCCCTGTCCTGCGACACTGGAGGATAAACACAAGTGTTCATTGATACCGACTTTCCTAAGATTTTGGGCGCGGAACTCTACCGTCCCCATCCTGCTTACATCTGCGAGATGGCAGTAGAGCCCGTGGTTGTTCACGACTTTACTCGCCAACCCGGCCAAACCGTTCAGCTCGACCGCTACAAGTTCTGGGGAAATCCTGGTACTAAGGATAGCCGCGAGCGTATCTCCGACCAGACCATCGGTACCGCCAACAGCCGTAACATCACCAAGGAGAAAGTCCTTGTGGTGCTTAAGGAATACACTGGCCCTGCGGACCCCGGCGAACCTACTCAGCCCAGCACCTTTAAGATTGCTCGTGAAACCCTGATTACCGCCCAGCGCATGCTGCTGGATACCGGTAACCTGAACATGTTCCACCAGAGCATCGGTTCGTTGACCCTGCTCGACGACTATCGCAGGTGGCGTGACCGCGTCTTCCTTGACGAACTTTCCAAAGCTGAAGCTAACGGTCCTGCTTCTTCCACCCAAGGCGGTTACTACTTCCCTGGTGGCAAGACCAAGAACCCTAGCTACACCACTACGGAGTACGCTGCTAACGTTCAACAGTTCCAGGTGCGTACCGACCTTCTGACCGTTGTTAAGGACCTGCGTAAGCGTAACGTCCCTACCTTCGCTGATGGTCTGTATCGTTGCATTTGCGACCCCACGTTCATGATGCACCTGCGTCGTGACCCTGACTTCCGCGAAATCGCACGTTACTCTGGTAATCCTGGCCAAGGCATGTACATGGGCAACCCCATGATGCCTAACAACGCTAGCTTCTTCCAGGGCCCCCAAGCTGGTCAAGGTTACTTCCTGGCTGGCGAACCTGTGATGCCGACCGGCGTTCAGTTTGAAGGTGTGAAGTTCTTCGAATCGACCAACTTCCCCAACAAGACACAATCTGCAACTCTTGGTAGTGGCTCTGATCCTGGCGCTGGTACCTATGAAGTTGCTCAAGGCTACTTCTTTGGCCCCCAAGCTGTTGGTGTTGGTATCGGCGGCCCGAACGCTCAGGTCCTGATCAACAACAACGACGACTTCAGCCGTTTCATCATCCTGATTTGGCAACTGTACGCCGGTTTTGACATCCTGAACAAGGACTTTATCACCACGGCATTCAGCTTCCTGCGTGATGATGGCACCGTTTGATAAAGAATAAATTACAACTAGGAGAAATAAATGTCCTATCTTTCATCTAAAAAAATCTATCCCGGCAACTGGGCTGAGCCCCTGAATAGCTGGTATAAGAACATCGACAATACCCAAGACGGTACTAACGAATCTTCCAAGGGCGGCCCCACTTCGGTGCTGGCCATCCCTGGTTATCGTTACTTCCAGGCTCGTGGTTATGTCGCTGTTACCGCTACCTCTGGCAGTGGTCCCATTGCTTCGGGCAGCGTTATCATTCCTTCCCCTTATCGGCAGGATGACACCCGTACCGACATCACCGGCATGGTGATCTCTGGCGATGCAACTCGCCCTGCCTACATCTACCGCGCCGCTGCATCCGTTGCTTCTGGCTGGGGTGATGGTCGTGTTGCCTCTGGTATCTACGCCGCAACTGGTAACGTCGTTACGTTTGGCCCCGGCCTGACCTCGACCGGTACCGTTAGTGAAGCTGTGGCCCAAGCAAACTTGGTCTCCACTGTTTCTGGTACTCAAGCTGGTGAGATCTTCTTCACCGCTGGTACTGAAGCCTATGGCACCCAGCCCTTCCTCACGGAAACTGGCGTTGCTGCGACCTTGATTCCCAAGGTGTACAAGCAAATCACTGCCGCTACCACCTATACGGTGCAAGCCCGTGGTTCTCAGACCGCTACCAGCACTTCTGGTGGCTTCTACATCTCTAGTGGCGACTCCGCCGCTGGTCGCACAGGCTATATCGTTGCCGAGGTGTGCTACTTCCAACCGGACGAAGCTCCTGGCTACGAAGATATTGATGGCTACCTGACTGGTCGCGTTGTTAGCTAATTAGGCTAAACTAAGACCAGATTAATCGAATGATCTGGTCTTATGTCCACCAGCACTGAAGAAATTCTCCACCGTCACAAAAAGACTGGAGCTCGGGTACGCATCATTAGTGAGTGGGATGATGGCGATTGGTTCATGGTCGAAGACCAGGACGGTCGCCTTTATACCGCCTACAAGACTGAATTGTTACCTGACGAACAGGCTACGCAAAAGGTCAAAACTCTTCAGGTAAAAGACAAGGCATCGAAAGAGGAGCCACGTGTATTTCCTCCCGATACCAGACTGAACATCAACGGCGCAACCGCCCAGATGATCGCAGACCACATCAAAGGCATTGGTCTGAAAACTGCTCGAGAGATTAAAGATCTACAACTCTCTT